TTACTCTTGGATCCATTAAAAAACCTCCTGCTTTGATAGTATTTCGGTTCAATCAATACTACCAAAACAGGAGGCTGGTCATAAGACGCCGATTATTTACCGCTTACTCCGATCTTGCCCATTTATATTTTCATACCTCAAAAAATTGATTGCATGCCCTCCTTCTAGGTTTTTCCGGAATCCAATCTGAAGCAAGCCTGTGTTATCGTATTTATGGCTCTTCACATAGTTCACAACAGCCTGCCAGTCAGAAGAGATATCGCTTCCTCCGTACAAATAGGTTGATCCTCCGGCGACAATGGCATTTGCGGAATAGCTACCTTGTCTGCCTTGATAATAGCAGATTGGCCTTTTTACAGTCTGCGTTCTATCGAAACTGTATAAAGGTGTATTTGCGTTACCGCCAATTCTACCAATATCAAGCAGGTTAGTATAATATCCTGAACTCGTTATCGACATACCAAAACAATGACCGCCCCTGGAATCAGAATCTCCATAATTCTGGAAAGAATAAGTCTCATCACCTAAATTATATGGATCAGTCCAATGTGCATAAACCGTCATGTTTTTGCTAATAGTTGAAGCATCATTAATAAGTTCCCCTCCTGAGGCAGATGTAAACCAGCCTACAAACATATATCCACTGCGAGTAGGTGAGGCAAGGTCACCTGCTTTAGGGTTAGTCCATTGCGCATAAAGAGTAACATCGGCATCGGCGGTATAACTACCACCAGAAGCATACGAGGTTCCACTTCCATTCTTCGAAGTATTCCAGTTTTTGAAAGTGCAGTTTATATTTTTACTTGCAGGCGAAACTCTTCCCCCATTTGCATTATAAGAAATTACATATTTCTTTGTAGGTATGACGTTGCTTAATGTAAGTGCAACATTTCTATTTTTTATCTGTGAAGACGGAGTGCCAGTACCGCCGTTTACGTCATATGTGATTGTATATTTTGTAATATCTGAAGCCTGCTTTTTCCATGTCACTTGTCCACCATAGTCTTGTGTTATCTCAGATGTCCAAGTTGCATTATTATCAGGATAATATGCAGTAAGCGTGTCACCCAAAAACGCGTTATTAGGTCCGTCACCCTCTTTCTGTTTTTCCAATAGAAATGCTGGCGCATTTCCTTCAAATATCACTTCATGTAGCGAGGTACAATCTCTAAATGCCTCATAACAAATCTCTAAAGAATTGGACTTAATACGAACACTCTCTAAATTACTGCATCCCTCAAAGGCATCACTTCCAATGGTATTCACTCTTGAAGGTATAATAATGGACTTAAGTGATGTGCATCTTTGGAAAGCAACTGGCCAGATTGTTTCCACGCTATCAGGTATTACTATATCAGCCAGATTATTACATTTGTAAAAAGCACCTCCATTAATTATTTTTAGCGTTTCTGGGAGCACAATCTTTTTCAATGAAGTGCATTGTGAAAAGGTTTCGGTAGGAATTTCAGTTAATCCTTCAGGAAGTCTCACTTCCTCAAGACTACGACAATAAGAAAAAACAAAGTATCCCAAAGATGAGATAGTATCCGGTATCAGAACATGTTTCATATTTTCACACGAAGAAAAGGCGTAGCTTCCTATTCTGGTTATTCCTTCTTCGATTTCAACTTCCTTTATAAACTCAGTATAATCATACCACGGTACATAGTACACAAGAGAATAGTCTGGAATCATCCCTAGCCCATTGATCTGGAAATTCCCATCTTTATCCAATTCCCAAAGGATACTCTCCCCACCTTCGCCACAATTTCCGGTAATATTTTCTGCAAGATATCGAACCCATGTAATCTCTCCAGTTCCATCTGTATAATCACTTCTATTATCATACCAGGCTCTTTTCTTTGCTACGTCATTGAAGATTGGATAATATACCGTAAATGTATCATACTTAAAACTATTAGAAGCAATCATAGGAGCCTCTCCTGTAAAAGTAACTGTTTTTAAATTAGTACAGTCTATAAAAGCATCAGACTGAATATTTGATAGTCCTTGCCCTATTTTAATTATTGATAGATTTGTACATTGTCTAAAGGCAGCACCACCAATATATGTAACAGAATCAGGAATCTCAACTTCCGTTATTCCAGAAAAAAATTCAAATGCATGTTCTCCAATCCCGGTAACACCATCGCTAATTGTAAGTTTGTTTACTGTTTTGATTCCTCCTTTACCATATACTACGCCACTCATAACAGTAAAATTGGTCACAGGAGTGTAGTTAAAAACAAAACTATAATCATCACTTTCCTCTGAGATACTGTTAATTACAAATTCTTTCAGGTTATAGCAACTTCCGAATGACTCTGAACGGAGGATAACATTATTCCCAGGAATATAGATGTTTCTAATGTCTGTATTCCAAAATGCACCTGTTTCTATGACGCTTACACTATCTGGAATAGATACTTCTTCAAGATTGGTACATCCTCCAAAAGCATAGTACCCAATACTTGTTATTCCTTGGAGAATTTCCACTCGTTTTATTGAGTCCCTATATGCAAACCATGCAATGGCATCATTTTCAGAATCTGAATAAGTCCATTCGGACATATTTCCAGATCCATTAACAGTCAGAGTTCCCTCCTCATCCAGTGTCCAGGTTAAGTTATCACCACACACCCCACTCTCCACTACACCTTTTGCCGCATCTTCCCTGACAGTCTCCTCTTCTTTCGATGACTTATTCTGCTCAGGCTGTATTTCTTCCTCTGATACTTCGGAATCAGATGATTTCTCACTGGAGTTCTCTATATCTTCGTCCTCAAATACTGCTTCCTGATCAGATTCGATCGCCTGCTCATTCTCATCTATATTTTCAGGATTCGCATCAGCGTCAGAAGCCGGATTATCATCAACGAGGCTTTCTTCTGCAGCCTCTGCTTCCTCATAGTCCTGAACACTCTGAGTTTCCGCTGTTTCCTCTTCTTCCTCGTAGTCCTGAATACTCTGACTTTCTTCTGCTGCCCCTACTTCCCCGGAGTCCTGGACATCCTGTATTTCTTCTGCTGCCTCTACTTCCCCGGAGTCCTGAACATCCTGTATTTCTTCTGCTGCCACTGCTTCCCCGGAGTCCTGAACATCCTGAATTTCTTCTGCCGCCACTGCTTCCCCGGAATCCTGTGCGGCATCGATTTCGTCCGTATTTTCTTCATCTGACTCCTGACTCCCGGGATCTTCAACGGACGTATCCTCATCCTCCCAAACTGCGTACAGGACGCAGTTATCTACAGGGGCATACCCTTCCCCTGACTGTGCTGCAATCTCCCCATCTCTCTCCAGGGTCCAACCTGCGAAGACCATGCTCCGGCCATCCGAATCAGTAAATACAGGAAACGTTGCAACAGTCCCGTCAACAGGGATATGCTTCTCAACCACTTCCGCCCGCTCAACCGTCTCATTCAGTGCGTCGTCCCATTCATTCTCGAAGTATCCTCCATTGGCATCTAGAGTAACATTATAATACTGTACTTCTGCTGCCTCTTCTTGAACCAGGGCATCCTGACTAGACATCTCCTCAGAGATTTCCTCTGCATTAATCTCCTCAGGTAATTCAGCTGCTATTTCTGAAGTCTGTCCAATATCAGCCTGGCTCTCCGATGCCAAAACAGTTCCCGGAACTGCTCCGACAACAAGCATGCCAGACAAAAACATAGCAGCTATCCGATTTGTAACTCCTTTAATCTTTTTCATAAGATATCCCTCCGTGCTAAGTATCTATGTAACAATAGAAAAAGCGCATACAAACCCGATTGGAGAATCTTTAGCTCCAATAGAATTGTATGCGCCTAATAATTTAGTCCATATTATGTAATGCCGTCATAGTGTTCTCTTCCACATAGCTTAAATCATTAGTCAAACACTAGAATAATTATAAAAATATGAACGTTCTGTGTCAATTGTTAATCAGTTAACATAGTATCTCTTATACCCATTCCTTCATTTTTTCACTAAGAATCAGTCTTGAGAAACTCTCTTCGTGAGATTCATATGCTCTTTCTTACCACAACCATCCATCACCCACAGCAATATCCGATATCCGCTACAGCATCGTCTGCAGGCTCCTTTTGCTCATAATACCTCTCCACCCAGGCCATTCGCTCTTTACACTGCTCCCTGGCCTCTTCCTCCGTGTAATGCCAGGGACTGTACACAAGGCAAGTAACAATATCCTCAATATATTCATCTATACTTTTATAATCCAGGAAAGTGCATCTTTCGTCGCAAAACTTCTCAGCTTCTTCATCTGTCAGTTTTCTCACCATCTTCTCCCCCTCCAAAATGAATTCTCTCGTCCTCTTCATTCCACCACTTAGGTCTCCAGCCGGAATTCCACTTTGCTCTGTACTCATTCAGGCTTTCCCGGTTCGCACATCTGTCTTCGTCTGGGTTTTCGAGCTGTATCGGATCATCAGTCCAACCGCACACCTCACAGGTTTCAAAGGATCCAACGTAAGGGAACTCATACCTCCCACAGACAGGACACATGTGCTCACTATTTGCTTTAATCCAGACAACCATTCTCTCCCTCCTATTGCTCTTGTCCCCTTGTACATATCAATTATACCCGTTTTCTTTTCCATCAGGTCTCTTTTCAGGCGACATCTGCTTCTTAACACGAAAAAAGCGGCACCCCCTCCATATCTGGAAGAAGTGCCGCCTTATCTACTATCGCCTTATTCTGTTACAACTACTTCTTTCACCGTCCCATCCAGGAACCGTACCGTGAAGTGTCTCTTGTCATGGACCACAATTCGCTCCATGACCATACGGGTAAGCTCCGGTATCTCCCACTTGATCGGGCCATGGGCCGTGAGCTCCATCATCTGCTTAGCTCGTAACGCCTGCAGCGAATTCCCAGACTCCTTCATCTCCTCCCATGCCCCGATCAGCTTCTCTCTGTCATTCACCACTGCGTTCCATGCGATCACCATGGCTCGCCGCACAGTCTCCTCTTTTACATTTTCCGAATGGCAGGTACCCCCGTATCTCTGCTCCTTGTTCTTACAGGCCCACACATGCTGACGTCTGTTTGACCAGCTTTTCTTATTAACAACTGCTCCGCAGTGCCCGCAGACAAGTTTTGAAATAAAAGGATTGTCCAAAGATGCGAAGCCATATCGTTTCAGACCGATTTCCTGGCAGTACTCTTTTCTTCGCTCCAGTTCCATCTGGACCGCTTCCCACTCCGCCTTCGGGATGATCGCCTTGTGGGAGTTCTCCACATAATACTGCTCTACCTGGCCCTCGTTCTTTGCGCGTTTCTTTGTGAGGGAATCTGTCGTGAAGGTTTTCTGCAGCCTTGCATCCCCCATGTACTTCTCATTGGTCAGCATTCTCAAAATCGTGGCACCGTTCCAGGCAACCTTCCCCCTCACGCCTTTGATCTTCTCATCGTTGAGGTGCTTGGCGATCTCATTTTGGGTCCAACCCTCCTCGAACTCCCTGAAGATCCTTCTGACAATCTTTGCCTGCTCGGGGTCGATCACGAGTTTCTTATTCTCATCCATGTCATATCCCATAAAGGTTGTCGGGTTGATACGCAAGATCCCGCGCTGGAAATTATGTCTGATCCCCCAGGTGCTGTTCTCTGAGATATTCCTCGACTCCTCCTGGGCCAGGGAGCTCAGAATCGTGAAAAGGAGCTCGCCGCTAGCGTCCAAGGTGCTGATGCTCTCCTTCTCGAAGATGATCCCGATCCCCAGGGCTTTGAGCTTTCTGGAGTAGTGCAGGCAGTCCTGGGTGTTTCTGGCAAACCTGGAGATGGACTTTGTGATCACAAGGTCAATCTTTCCAGCCTCACAATCAGCAATCATTCTATTGAACCCCTCTCGCTTCTTGGTATTGGTTCCGCTGATACCTTCATCCGTGTAAATATCGACCATCTGGTAGTCGGGCCGTTCCTAGATATACTTCGTATAGTAGTGGACCTGGTTCTCAAAGGAATTCAGCTGCTCTTCCTGCTCGGTCGAAACGCGGCAGTATGCAGCTACCCGGGTCTTTTTGTTATGGTCAGCCTTATTCCGTCCCCTGGTCCTTCTGCTTCCAACTGCGGGTATAACTGTAACCTGTCTCTCCATGTCCGTTTCCCTTTCTGATATAAATGTCCTGTGTGATCTTTGCACTTGCCCTTCTAACAACTTAATCCGGAACCCTGACACCGCTGCAGAACGCCTTTCCCTTGCGCTTATATCCGCTACAGATCCATACAACCTTTTTGTTCGTGCCCAGGATATGGCGGGTAAGTATCGAACCGCATCCTGCACAGTGGAGGTACTTCTTGTATGGGTAGTTTTCTTCTGTAATAGGCGGTGCACTCTTAACCGGATCCTTTTTCCTATGACTTTTCCTCCAGGTGGACTCTCGGACGTATTTGTACGTTTCCTTTCCCAGGTCATTCACTTCTTTTCGGATAAAAATATTGCCGGATATGTCACCCCATCCGCGGATGACACAGTTCGGCACGTTGATTCCTTTGCAAAACGACTTTGTATGTCTCTTTTGACCACTGCAGCCCCAATACACTCGGTTTCCATTGGAGTAGACTCTTCGGTAGAGAGGGGATCCGCACTCTGCGCAGAAAATCTGGTTCTTATAAGGATAGGTCTCCTGGTCCAGGGCTCCAACAACAGAACCGGTCGCCAGGTAGTCGCCTCTTTCCTCCAGCCTCTTGTGGGCAGCAGCCCACAGGCTTCTTCTGACCAGAGGCACATGATCATGTTTTACATACCAGGCATCGACCTCCCCGTAATTTCTTACCAGGCGCCTCTCGTCATTTACGAAGTGCTTATGCATGATGTAATCACCGACGTAGATCTCATTCTCCAGGATCTGCTTGACCAGGCTTTCAGAGAACTGCTTGCCTTTTTTCGTTTTAACCCCGTTATCATTAAGGAACCGGGAGATCTGCGCCAGGTTATAGCCGTCTGCACAGAGCTTGAAAATCTTCTTAATCCAAGGAGCTTCTTCTGGATCAGGGATGTACTCACCCTTTTCGTTTACCGCATAGCCGTAGGATCTCTCCAGATGCTGGACAGGAATCCCTGCGGAGTACTTTCGCAAGTAGACCATCTGAGCCAACTTTCTGTAGTTCTCGCTCTCTGTCTGGGCAAAAGCCCCCATCACAGTCAGCATCAGCTCACCTGAGGATGTCAGCGTATTGACGCGCTGTAGTTCAAAGAAAACACCGATCCCCAGCCCCTTCAGCTCACGCACAGCCTTCAGGAGGGTATCGGTGTTTCTTGCAAACCTGGATATGGACTTTGTGATGATAAGGTCGATCTTGCCGGCCCTGGCATCCTCTAACATCCTCTGGAATCCTGGCCGATCCTCTTTGAACCCTGATATACCAAAGTCATGATAGATGCCTGCAAACTCGTAAGTCGCATTTGATCGGATGAGATCTTCGTAATGGTCCTTCTGATTCTCAAGGGAGTTTTCCTGCTCTTCCTCGATTGTCGACACACGGCAGTAAGCACATACCCTTAGTCTTTTCAGGCTCTCTTTTGTCGGTTCTATCACTTGTATCTTCATATTATTATGCTCCTCTCCCGGTGGTGTCATATGTTAGCTCTAGGTGCCGACTATAGCAAGTTAAACCGACCATTGTTTATGCGTCAGTTGGCTTAAATAGTCAAAAAAGAATGCCCGCAGGATTTCTCCCACGGGCACCAATAACACGGCATCTATATTGTCATCATTTCTCTTTTTCCTCGCGATGATGAAGCTGCTCCAGGACGTCCTTCAGTTTTTCCGGGATAGGCAGGCCCAGGTATGCACAGTTTTCCAGGACACTCAGGCCTTCATTGGAGAGATAGAAGAAGATCACAGCAGACCGAAGGACACTTCCGGTAGCGATCACGTTGACGTCGATCATCTGAGCAATCCCCACCAGCAGGAAGATGATCACTTTCCGGCAGATTCCCTGGAAGCCTTCCTTGCTGTTGAGCCTCTTGTCGATGATCGCGCACATGACACCGGTGATATAGTCTGCGGTGACAAATACCATGAGGGTGAACAGTAGGCCGTCACAGCCGCCAAGGAAATATCCAAGCCACCCTCCCAGGAACGTAAATATAATCTGACAAATACCCCAAAATTGCAGCATTTATCAAAAAGACCGTCAAGCTGTAAACGGCAAGTACTTTTCCCGAAAAAATGGCATTTATTTTTCCTGAAATGCGGCAAACTATTTTCCCGAGTTTGCGGCATTTTATTTTCCCGAACCAATTGCTG